GCAACATTATTAACACCCCTAGAACCAGCCGTACCCGCAATAACCACTCCAGAATCAACAGTAGCCACTAAAGGAGCAGAGCCATCCCAACCAGCCGCTAAAGCTAAGGTACTTAAATCTTGTGATGTTGTATAACTTGTGGTAATAGTTAAGAAGAATTGTCTTGAAGCATTATAAAAGTTACTAAAACTTATAGCACCAGACGTAGGGACATTTGTGTTATTACCTGTTACGTAAGAACCACCTCTGTAGTATTCAGACAAGCTAATCGGGTTACTTCCCGTAAATTCAGTCTGAATCTCTGAGAGTTTAATAATTCCTGAACTTTGAAGAGCCATTATAAACTCCCAAAGGCAGTCACATCATCCTTAGCAACAAAAGCACCATCAGATGTAATCTTAGCTACTGTTGTACCGTTATAGTTAATTAACAAATCAGTACCACTTTCCACTAGCGTAAAAGCAGATAGTGTGTTAATGTTGTCAGTCGCAGTGGTGACAAATGCAGTAGTAGCAATTTGTGTTGTATCTGTCCCGGCAGCAGCAGTAGGAGCAGTAGGTGTCCCTGTTAAAGCAGGAGAGCCTATGTTAGCTTTACTGTTTACGGCTGTCTGAATTGCATCAAACTCATCGTTAATCTCTGTACCCTTAACAATCTTATTCGGGTCGCCTGAGAGTAGGGCATCTTTAGCTGCGAAGTCCGTAGCTTTTAAATAGTTAGCCATTAACTTGTCCTTCCTGTTTTAACAAACATATCAATCTTTTGTACAGATAACTCACTGCCGTTTACGTCAGCCTCAAAGCCAATCTGAATTGTATTACCACTTCCACCTACACTAGCTTTAATAGAGTCTAGTACAATACCGATAGAATACTCTGAAAAAATGTTAACAGTAAAAGTATTTTGCCATGTGCTAGTGACATCAATCCAAGCACTCCCGTTCCACTGAAACACTTTCCCTTCATCTACGTCATCGCTAATATTGTTTCCGCTACCGTCATATACAATAGGCGAGTTATTAACCATGTACGCATCGTCTAGTGTAGGTGAAACAGGTAAACCAGCATAATTTGGTACAGTTCCCTTGAATTCAACATACTCAACATACTTATCGACACCATACTCAGAAACATCTCCTGTCACAATCGTGTAGGGGTATGACCGAGGAGCTTCCTTGTAATCAAAGTTAGTCTTAATGGTGAAGCTTTGGTTACTACCACCGATGACGGTAGCACTAATCTGCTTCAATATCTTGTTGGTTGTAGGTGCTCCCATGTCAAGGTAGTGAGAGAAGTAACGTAGGCGGTATGCAGAGCCATCATCGTTATAACCAAAATACCTACCAATCCCGTTAACCTTACCTATCATCACCTCTCTGTCGCGTCTACGAAGAAGAGCTGTAGCCTTGTATGAGAACCAAACTGTGACTCGGCTAGAACCATCTTCCATCGCCTGTCTCATATCTAAGCAATAGATGGTCTCAGTAGAGGGGAAAGATAACAGGTAGAAGGCGTTAATCTCAGAGTAAACTGCGCGTACCTTAGATAACCCACCTGAGTTGCTACGTTCCTGTGTAATATCTTTAAGCAAGTCATCCCTTACATTCTTAGTAAGGTCACGCATTGGTAAAGACTTCTCTTGAATCAAGCGACCCAAAGAACGAATACCCGTATCAGATAGGAAGATAAGGTCATTACCTGTACCCTGCACTGAATCACGAGCAATACAACCCACACCAGCAATAACATCCGATACAGCAAAAGAAGCTGTTAGAGGGTTATCAGCACCTGAGTAAACAATTATGTTATGCTCACAGAAGATAATCAGGAAGCCATTATGTAGCGCTAACGCTGTAATAGTATCTACGTTGTTTGGTAGTACAGAGGCTATGTTCAATGACCCGCTTGAGCCCCCTGCAAAGTAAGGGAAAGTACCAGCTATATCATCTGACCAATAGACAGTAGAACCATCATGTACCCAGAAGCGACCATAACCAGCTATAACATCATTAGGGTAGCTTGTTCCATAGTTAGGTGTATGGGAGCCGTGTGCAGTGTGATCTGTTACCAAGTCTGCTACAAGGGTTCCTGTCTCTGCTGTTACGAACAAAGGAGCATGACCAGTTTGAACCAACATAGCGTGGTCATTAAGAGTAGCACCCTTCCAGTTGTTAGCTGTTATCGTGTACCCTGCTGGTGTTATGTCAACAAGAGAACCACCGTCAGCACCCTCTTTAAACAACTTACCGTTGCCCCCAGAGAGGGTAACAACAGTGTTGTCAGCGTTAACATGCTCCATCAAGAAGTCTATGGTAGCACCAGCTAGTTGAGTAACACCACTGTTTGTACGCATCTGCCAGCCCTTACGAGAGCCTAACCGACCATACTTATCAATAACCACATTGTCTGTAAGTTGAGCAAAGTTGGGTGATAAGGTGATGCCACTCTCTTGTGTGTTTAACCCGAAGAAGCCGGGAGATACTACTGAGAGTGTTTGGAGTTGTTTCATACGCTATACCAAATAGTGTCCTCTGGGTGACGAGCCGCATCCATTGCAATCTCATCTGCCAATGCCGACTGAGCAGCAGCGTAGGCGTTCATACTTTGTTGTCCACCGTCTTCGCCTCGCTCTTCAATCGCCATCGCCGTAGCTAACAGGATGATAGGACGGGTAGGGAGCACAACAGTTTCAGCATCCTCTGTTAACTCTTGGTTACGCAGGGTGACGTTGAAACGGATGTCATAAACACCATCAGGGATAGGGTAGATGTCTACTTGAGTATCCCGATCTGCACTAACACCGTTAAAGTTGTAGAAGGCTGGGATACCCCTCTCAGGGTCAGCCATCAGCAACGCTTGGTCAAACCAGTAACCAGTCTGATACTTCATGTCGATGTTACTTGTGTCGTTTAACACATTTAACACCTTAAAGTTATTCTGGGAGCCATTTAGCTCATAGTTAAACACGTCGGCTGTCGTTGTCAGGGTTAGTGTAGAGCGTAAGGCACTCCAGTCCCAAGCGACCTCTACTTGGCTTTTGGCCTCGTTAACAAAGTCACCAATCAGACGGGCGTAGCTGTTAGAGTTACCTGTGCCTTGTACCGTATCAACTTCACTCTCTCGGAGCCTACGCATCACTTTATTGACAAGTTCTAAATATGTCATTTATCTTTTCCTTTGTTGCTATTATACCACAGATTTCTCAGGTTGTCAAGCTTTTTCTGTTAAATGTTTTATTAGTAGACACCTTGGTAACCGCCAGCACCCAACCCATCAACAGATGTTCCATAACTACCGCTCTCATTATATGAACCCGTACCCCCACCACTACCACCGCTAGACCTTACAAAATCCCCTGAGTCAACTGCTGATTGGGAGGCGACGTATTGTCTAGCCTGTTCCCTTTGTAACTCTTCACTCCGAGTATTGTAGTTAGTTAAGTTACTTAGTACAGGAGCACGATTACCCATAAGTGCTTGTATAGAAGCGGGAACCATCATTCTTTGTAGTTGCCCCATACGAGCATCTTTTTCAGCTTGTGTTTGAAGATCAAAGTATGCTTCTTGTTCTGGAGTTAGCGCAAAATTACCACCACCGCTTTCGCCCCCGCCAGTCATCATACCCGACCCCGACAGGGCAGCTTCACGGCGACGTCGCTCTTCCTCGTCTAACACAAGCTGATCTCTCGCTTGTATATCCCGTGAGATGTAGAAGGGGTCTTCACGGTATCGAGCATTGTCATCTGTCATAGAGGTAACAGAGAGCATAGGGTTACCATTGACCTTTGGAACAGCCTCCATCAAGTCTCTAACATAGTCAGCAAAAGCCATTATTTGTTCCTCTTGTTCTTCTTTGAACGCTCATTGCGCTTTGGTAATTGTCTTTTCATACTCCACCTTTCGTTACAACAAGCCAGATAAGCCCAGCTACAATGACTACCCCTGTTAAGACAGAGGCAATAATTAAGAATCCGTTAATCCAAGCCCACATCAACTCTTTACGTTTTGCTTTGGCTAACGCAATCTCTCTAGCCTCAGCATCACGTTTACGCTTTGCCTCCGCTTGGAACTTTAACCAATCATCCCAAAGCCCTGCTCTGCCTTGATAGATGAATAACTCTTGGATAGCCGCTTCATGTTGCTTGATCTGCTCAAGGGCAAAGAAAGCCTCAGAGTCTGACCCTGATTTGTTAGCCTTCTTTGCAAGCTCAGACTTAGAATCAAAGAACTTGAAGATGTGTTGACCCGCTGCCATAATGTCACCACCGTTGGCTATAGTCTCCTTAATAACACCAAAAGCAGCGTTGGCTATCGCAAGTTCAGCAAGCATTATCTATTCCA